TCAAACACCGGCAATGAGAATTCCTACGGATAAACTGCGTAAGAACTAATTGAGAAATCATAAATAATATTGATGGAGGACAAATAAGTATGGAAAAAATCATAGAACAGGATTTCGAGCCAATCGCACCCGAACAGGATAAAAGTATCCCATTGGATGACCTCGACCTTGAAGGGGTTATTGACGGTGAGGAAGGCGTAGAAGGTGCAGAAGGACAGGATTATCAATTTACGCTAAAAATCAAACAGGACGATAACGAATCTGATTCAAACATTGAGCCTACTTTCACTTTTGTGCTGACGCCGAAAGAGGCAGAAGGTGAGGAAGCAGAAGATGATCTCGAACAGATCGAAGATACGGGCGAAGCTATTGAACAATCGCAAGCGCCTGAAGCATCAGTCGCAGCACCCGCAGCGCCACTTCCCGAATCCGTGCAATCAGATTTGATCCCCATCAAAGAACAAGAAGGCACCCCAATTATGCCGCAAGGCGAGCCCGTGCCAACCACCCCGCCCGCAGAAATGGCGCCAGAAGCAACCGAGCCGCCGCTTGAAGAAGAGCCTGAATTAGAAGAGGACGCAGGCACCGAATTGAGTGAAGAGGATTTGAAAGGGTTCATTGAAGGCGCAGAGATTGAAGTCAAATTCAAGATCGACGATGAAACAGAATTCAATTTGGACGAAGCAGTAGATTACCTAAAACTCTATCCCGAAAGTGAAATCTTTGTCGTTGTTACAGGCGACGTTGGGGAATTTCAGGAAAAGCTTGACGAATTCATGAGTGGTAAAGACGAAGCGGTTGCAGAAGTCGAAACCGAAGATCAAAATGTAATGGTCGCAAATGATGGTGATTCTCTCGACCTGAAGAATACGCCACAGGCAAACCCCGCAACGCCAGAGGTCAGTCGTGAGTCGTTCGCAATATTCAATCTTCGTGGCAAGAAGAACCTTCCTGACGGTATTTACATTGCGCATCTCGCAGAGAATAAACTTTACGGACGCATTGACGTTTCGTTGACAGAAAACAAATTAGTGATCGGTAAGGACGTATTCGCACTCAATAATAAACTAAACATCGCAGAGTCAAGGGAGAAGGAATCCATCGAATTATCATTGAAGGAATCGGAAACTGAAAAACTTTTGGCCCTTTTGAAAGACAAAGCGGATATTACAGTCAAACTTTAAGGGGGCAGCGTGAAACTAACCAGAGAAGATATTAAGAAATACGGGACAAAGGAAGAGAAAGAATTTTTGAAAGAGTGGATCGGCCCAACACCTGAACCTCTTTGGAAAATAAAAAAAATTAAAAAAAGAAAATTCCTGCAAAGAAAATGGATAAAACACATGATGGAAACAGAAGGATTGAAATATCCTGATTGGAATGAAGAGGGGGCTAGAAAGGAATGGAAAGAAAATTGGATAAAAAAATTTGAGGAACACAAAACAAATGGTTGTGAATCGTGTTTAGAATGGGATCAAATTAGGAAATAATATGAAATTCCAACTATTAGAAGGCAAGACTCGCAAGACCACCACCAAAGTGGATATCAAAATGAAAGACGGCACGGTTATTCCCGCCGGCACGCCTGGCGTGGTAAGGCCTTTGATGCCCAATGAATTACCGAGTTACAACGCTGAGAGTGGTCAATATTACACAAGAATTCTTTTGTTTCATCCCGAAGGCCCGAACGCCCGCGACTACAAATTGAATATGCGTCTCCTTGCCCATTATTTTACAGGATTCAAAGCACCTTCCGTAAAAACAATGGAAAAGTGGGAATGGGATAGCAGTGGTTGTAAAACTCCAGTCGGAACGATGGTGGAACCAGACGGTGTTGATCCTGACGGCTGGCCCTCTTGGATGTTGATTTTAGGGATTATTTAGGAGGCAGCATGATAACCGAAAAGAAAAAACTTCCACCGATGTTGGCCAGACTGAAGAAGAAAGGGAAACTAAAAATCAAGAAAGAAGACATCGAAAAGTATGCGACCGACGAAGAGAAGAAAATGTTAAAAGAAGAATTTCAAAATCCAGTGGATAATGATGAATTTGATGCTGATTCATTTTTAGATGGACTCCCAAGATATTCAATGGACTGGAATACGGAAGAACCATTTAAAGACCCTGGCGGGGCTTGGGTAAAATTTGATGACTTAGTTAAGGAGTTTATCAAAGAAGGAAAACTATAATGAAATTATCTAAAGAAGACATTAAGAAATACGAATTAGATTAATCAGGCACACCCGCCGCGCCTCTGACTCAAGCGTAATTCGGCGGGTTTTTTTCTTTTAAAGAATGAGCGCTTTTAAACGAATTATTGTCGAAAACCGGTTCCAAAAAAATCACGCACAAAAATCGTTAACATTTCGAAGTAACTGGGAAGTGGCGTTTGCCAATTTTCTCGATGGCAACAAGAATGTTAAGGAATGGAAAAATGATTATCCAATGAGATATCGTGATAAATTCAATACTCAAAAACTCAAAACCTACTACATCGATTTCTTTGTGAATATGACGGACGGCACAACGATGCTGATTGAGGTTAAACCCCTGAAATCCTTACAAATGCGAGTTACGACGAAATCGATAAGATACAAACAAATTCACACGACAAATTACTTAAAAAATCTTGCAAAATTCGAAATGGTGGAAATGTTCTGTCAAAAAATGAAATGGAAGTTCTTTCTTACGGAGAAAGGAGATTCAGGATTTAAATTTTACAGATGGGATATCTCCAACAAGAAACCTGTTTCAGTATGATAAACAAGAGCAAATCCATAAATAATATCAGGAGACCACAGATGAAATTCAAATGCTTAAAAGAAGGCACAATTTATGGTTCAAGCACAGCGTTCACTCAAAAAGATATTGCAAATATTGCCAGCAAATGTGATTTCGCTTTCGAAGATGTCTTTGATTTTTGTTTACAACTTTTAGAAGACGTGAATGCGCATGATGTTATGGCAAAAGTGGAAAAAATATTTGAAGAAGAAATATTACGATTTGAAACCGAAAAAGAAGAATACGAAAATAGACAAGATTCAGATGCACAAGATTATAGAAGTATTCAAGATGGCGATTAATATATTATAGGAGGAGCAGATGATTACTCATAAAGATATTTTAAAGTATGCAACCAAAGATGAAATCAAATTTTTAAAAGAAGAAGGGGAAGAAATAGGTGAAGCCCCAACAGATCAAAAAATTGAGGAAGAGGATACAAAATTAAAATTACGCCTTTACACTCAAATTTTTAGCAATTTGATTTCATCGTACTTCGCTTTGCTGGATATGCCACCTGAATATATCGATGGCGAGATGTTTGGCCCGGAAGGGAAACTCAAGCAGGTTTATAATGAAGTTAAAAGAATTAAAAAAGAGTTAGAGAAGGGAGGGGAATAAAAATGGCCGACACACAAACAGCACAGAGACTGAAAAGAGATGCAAAGAAAAACGCATTGAGAACATATAAAAAGGTTTATGATAATTTATCCGCAACCGCCCTACTTTTAATAGAAATGCCAGATAAAACTGATCCAGAATACGAAAAGGTATTTGGTGAAATGGGGCCATTTGTGCAGGTTTATGGTAAAGTAGAAGAAATATTGGATGCAATGTCAACAGTAGCGGTTCCTTCTGCTGTTGATCCCGACGAACTTATTCCGGAAGAAGAACCCGTTTCAGGAGAACCTTACGAACTTCAAAGTGAAGTTGGCGTCGGCGGCGAGGAAGATATGGAAGAAGTGTCTGTGGCGGGCCAGGGCGAGAACCAATAATGGGAGGCAATATGGATTTTAAAGAAAGGCTAAAAATATTTCTTGGCGAAGAAGAAACAAAACCGAACGATCCAGATAAGGTTAATAAAAATCCAGAGTCAAAAGTCGAACCGGAAAAATCACTAAAAATCCCCGATGACATAAAGACGTTGAAACAATTTTTTGTTTTAGTCAACCCGATTCGTGGCGAAGTGAAACGAAATTGTCTGTTTCGTTATGTCAAGGATTTCAGGCGCCGGGGAAAGGATGTAATCATTCTTAAAGGAAAAACCAAAGATAACGTATTGCCGTTTTTCTCCGTTGATCGTATCGAATTATCCGCTTATCTCGCATCGATTATGGACGACGAACAAGCGATGAAGGATTTTACCTCACAAATTGAAACCATTTATACGACAGAGGAAACCGAATTGATGCCAGTTGATTACGTCGATTTCGTCATTAAGAATAAAATCTCGATTATGACCAATCCCGCAGTCGAACAATTCGGCGTCGATGCGCAAAGTGATTCGGTTCCGACGAATTTTACTCCAAAGGATCAGGAAAATTTATCGGTGAAGCCGCAGGAAGTCGAAGATTCCGAAGGTGAGGATAAGTCACAAAAAGAGGAAAAATAAAATGATTACCGAAAAGAAAAAACTTCCGCCGATGTTGGCCAGACTGAAGAAGAAAGGCAAGCTAAAACTAAAAAAAGAAGATATTGAGAAGTATGCGACTACAGAAGAAAAAGAAATGTTAAAAGAAACCCATATTGCCCAACCTCCGGTTCGTAGTAAAGTTGTTTATGTGCTTGTCGATGAAGAACCATACGAAGGTGCTACTGTTTTGGGGGTTTTTGATTCTGTTGTAAAAGTGGGAAGGGCAAAGTCAAAACTTTTAAATGCAAAAGAAGGTAAATACGGCAAAGAACATTGGCAACCCCATCTTGAAGTTTATCATTTGAATATGAATGAATTTACACCAGACGGCGGCGATTCTTTTTATTCTTCGGACGACGAATAAGAGGCTCA